ATGAATGCGGTGGCGTTGTGTGCAGCGGATATCCGCGAGCTGGAGGGCGATGCCTGCATCGAGGACGTGCGGCTGGGCGAACGGCTGGGCATGGCGCAGCCTCTCGACATCCGCCGCTCTGTGAAGCGGAACTTCGAAGAACTGGCAGGCTACGGACCATTGCGCACCAGGTGCGAAATGGTCGAGCTGGGCAGCGGCGCGAAGCGCGAGGTCACGGTTTACCTGCTGAACGAAGAGCAGGCGCTGTTGCTGGCGATGCTGAGCCGCAGCCCGCTGGCGCAGGCTCTGCGCCGCGAGATCATCACGGTGTTCATGGCCTACCGCCGAGGACAGCTTGGGCAGTCCGCTCAACCCGCGCGGTTCATCCCGACGCCAGCGACCAAGCGCGGCGGGCGCGGCAGGCTTTCCAGCATCGAGCAACTGCCTGCCAAATGCGACGAAGACGTGGCGTGGGTGCGCGAGGCGCTGGCCGAGCGGCGGCTGGCGCAGGTGGATATCCTGGCGGAACTGAACAGGCGGCTGGCGGCGAAGGCTGTGAAGCGCATCAGCAAGGGGGCTTTCGGGCGGTTCGCGGTGCGCCAGTCGCTGGCGCTGCGACGGTTCGAGGAAAGCCAGCAGGTCACCGAGGAAATCGTGACGCGGCTTGGCCCGGACGGCGGGCGCGCAGGATTCGTGGCGACCGCCGAGGTGCTGCGCGAGCGGATTTCCAACTGTGTCACGCATGATGAGGAAGCCTCCCCGCGTTCGCTGGGCAGTGCGGCGCTGGCGCTGCAGCGACTGCGGAACGTGACCGAAGATAACAGGCGCGGGAGGGCTGCAGCGTGAAGGTGCTGGACGATCTTGGCTTCGCCAACCCGAAGGCGGTTCGCCGCGCCAAGTTGGCGAGTGCGCTACGCGCGGAACGGGCGGAAGCGGAAGCACGTCGCGATTCAATCGTTCGCTGGCAGGCCGCGCAGCTGCTCGACATCATCGACCAGCGCATCGAGCGCGCCCTCAAGCGCGTTGGACCTCTCGTTGCCGATCTGGATCATGACAGCGCTTGCGCAGTCCCGGCAGCGGGCCGCGAGGCCGGGTTGATCCCGCTCGATGATGGCGAGCAGGCCGGTGACGAGGCCGCGCATGGCGTCGATCTGGACCTCAAGAAAATCGAGGCGGTTCTCAAACATGGTCTGTCTGTCTTCGGCGGTCATGACGGTTCCCTTCCTGTTGCTGGTGGCGGGGAGGCTAGCGGCGCTTCTGAGGGCGGTCATCGTCTAAGTGGGGATGCCGAATGAACACCCTGCTGACGAATGCCACGCTGTTCGAGCTGGCACCGACCGACGTGTTCGAGGGCGACCGGATCGGCTTCCTGCACGAGGACAAGGCGGCGGCGCTGGGGCGGCTGATGGCCGTCGACGGCCAGCGCGACCCGATCAAGGTGGTGCGCAACCTGCCGAGCAAGCCGATCGATCAGGTGATCGCCGAGGGCAAGAAGCCATGGCGGCTGGTGACCGGCATGCACCGGCTGATCGGCGCGCGGATGGAAGGGATTACGGTCTGGGCGATCGAAGTCTCGGGCAAGCCCGACCAGCTCGCCGACCTTGAGGCCAGCGAGAACCTGCACCGCCGCCCGCTGGGGCCGATCGAGCGCGCCAAATTCACCGCCGCGCTGGTGCAGGCTGCGCAGGAGCGGCTGGCGCGCGAGCGAGGCGGAAAAAGCCAGCAACAGCTGGCTGTTAAGGCGCGCTGGGACCGGGTTAAGCACGGCGAAATGCGCACCGAAGAAGCGCTGCGCGACGATGCCGAGGATGCTTGTGACAACTTGGCACAAGCATACGGAGTGACAAGTTGTCACTCCGTATCCGATGATGCTTCTGCAAACGCTGCACAAGCATCCAGCTGGGTCGATTCCGTCGGCTCCGCCATGGAGCTGGGCAAGCGCGAAATCCATCGCGACCTCGCCATCTTCCGTCTGCTGATCGAGCCTTTTCCTGAGCTGATCGAGGCGCTCTCGCGCCACCCGATTGTCGGCGAGAACCGGAGCCAGCTCAAGCTGGTGCAGGACGTGAAAGACGAGGCGCAGCGCCGCGAGGTGATCGAGGCGCTGCTCGAAGATCGCGACCTCTCGGCCGACATGGCGCGGGCGCAACTGGGCATCGACAGCACCAAGGGTGCAGCGCCCACGCCCGACGTGAAGTTCACCAGCACGATGATCGACAGCTGGGGGCGGCTTTCGATCACCGCCAAGCGCGAGTGTCTGCCACGGTTCGTGAACCTGCTGAGCAAGGACATGAAGGCTCGCCTGCGCGAGCTGCTGGACGAGGAGGACGCGGCATGAAAGTGAATTTCACCGGCCTGCTGATCACCATTGGCGCGCACCGCAAGAAGCCGGACACGGTCTTCTATGCGGGGCCGATCGAGGTAATCGCCTACCCGCAAATGCAGCCAGCTCTCGCACCTGAGCAAGGTGGTGTCGCATGAGGCTGCTCCCCGAAATCGACCATAGCGGCACCTGTATTTCAGCAGACGACTTTCAAGCCGAAGGGCGCACCTTGACGATCCGTTGGCTTGGCATTGTCGTCGAGATTTCGCTGTTGCGTGAGACCGATCTCGACGGCCGTCCCATGGGCCCAGGGGAGTGGATCGGCTGATGCGCGCGAGCTATCTCTCCGCGCTCGCCTGGCTCGCGCATCACGACGATTGCGGCTGGGCCTATCGCGACGACACCGTTCTCAGTGCCCCGGCCCAGCTGGTTGTTCACCTGTGGGACAAGGCCCCGCGCCTGCTCGCCTACGACCTGCGCGCCCTCCGCATGAAGGAGGGCCTTGGCCATGCGTAACGGCGAAGTGACCCGCACGAAGAAGGCCAAGCGGCACCCGCTCGACTGGTATGTCGAGCAGGGCTGGGAATGGGACATGGTCGCGCGCCAGATCGGCATGGAGCCTGAGCTGGCCGATGGTGCGGCGATCTGGGACCCGGCTGCAGGCTATGGCCATGCCGGATCGCGGCTGGCCGACTGGGGTTTCTCCACGCGCATTTACCTCAGCGATCTGGTCGAGAACGTCGCCTGGCAGGATTTCCATATCCGGCCGACGTTCTTCTCGGCGGACTTCCTTGAGCTGACCGCGCCACCGGTGCGGCCGGTCTCGATCTTCATGAACGCGCCCTATTCCTACATCGAGGGAATCGGCGAGGCCTTCGTGCGCCACGCATTGAAGCTCGCCACGCACCGGGTGGTGACGCTGTTTCCAATCAAGTGGCTAGCGGGTGGCAAGAAGCGGGGCCGGTTGTTCCGGCTCGACCATCCGCCGCAGCAGGTGCTGTACTTCACCCAGCGCCCCAGCATGCCGCCCGGCGACATGATCGATGCGATGGGCAGCAAGGCCTACAAAGACGGCGCGGTGGATTACTGCGCCGTGGTCTGGGACGTGCGGCATCCGACCGCGCCGGGCGAGACGCGCAGCGTGTGGCTGCCCCGATTCGACGATCCGATCGGGGAGGCGCTCTGATGCTGGGTGCAACCCCCCGCCAGTACGATCTGCTGCGCTACATCGTCGGCTATATCGGAGCGCATGGCTACGGGCCGAGCTTCGTGGAGATGGCGGCTGGCGTCGGCGTCAAGGGCAAAGGCGCGGTCCATCGTTTGCTGACCGGGCTTGAAGATCGCGGACTGATATTGCGGCGGCACGGCAGTTCGCGTGCGATCACGCCGCTGCATGTGCCCGCCATTCCGCGCACGCCCGACGGTGCGCCGTTGCAGGTGGTGAAGCTGGAGTACTTCGCATGAAGGCCTCGGCTGGCACCCGCCTGATCGGCAGGATCGTGGTTTACCGCGAGGTTCGCGAGTTCATCCTCGCCCGCGTGGCCGAGCAGAGTCCGGAAAGGCTGCGCGTGAGGCGCTGGCTGACCTCGAAAGGCCGCTGGAGCCATGGCCTGCAGAGACTGCAGCCTAGCGACGTGATCGCGGTCTTGCCGAAACGGGCGAGCCCGCCAGCCATCCTCGAACAGATCAGCGCGGCACAACGCAAGCGCGACGATGACCTGCGGCAGGTGCGCAGGGGCTTCGATGCCGACGTCCGCACGATTCTTCAGAGCAGGAGCGCATGATGGCCAGCACGTCCCGCAATGCCGCTTACTACCGCAAGCATCGCCTCGCCTTCGAGCGCGCGCAGCGCGGCGGGATCACGCCTGCAGAGGCTGCGCAGCTGATCGAGCACGAAGAGCGCATGGCGCGCCTGCAGGCGACCGCCGAGGAATTCGAGCGCAAATATGGCCCGGCCACGGCACCGTTCAGGAAGTGGGATGCTGCCCACATGCTGAGGAACTGAGGCGATGGCGAAGGCTCGCGCTCATCCCGGCCAGCTGGGCTTCGATTTCGAAGCGCCCGCACCTGCCAGCGGCGTTGCCGCACTGGCGGGGCTGGAGCGGCGCATCTCGCAAACCGTGGGCACCATTCTGGCCAGCGATCCGCGCAGCCGGAAGGTGATCGCAGCCGAGATGAGCGAGATCCTCGACGAAGACGTGAGCTGGCAGATGCTGGACGCCTACGCGAGCCCGGCGCGCAGCGATCACAAGGTGCCCATGAGCCGGTTCTGGGCGCTGCTGTTGGTCACTTCGCGGCAGGACTTGCTCGATCCGCTGACGCGGGAGCTCGGCGCTGGCGTCCTGATCGGCAGGGAGGTGCAAACCGCACGCCTCGGCCAGATCGACGCGATGATGGAAGAACTCAAGAAAGAGCGCCGCCGCATCAAGGGCGACGGCGCACCGGTGATCAGGGGAAATAAGTGAAACTCGCAGCACAAGCCCTGACTGACCGCGTTGCGTCCGCTGCGAATGAGCAGGCTGCCGAACCGCGCGAGTGGTTCTCCGCAGCCGAACTGGCCGAGCTGCGCCTGCCCGGCCTGCCTGCGGATAAGCGGGCGATCAACCGGCGCGCACGCGATGAACGTTGGGCGAGCAAGGTCAGCCCGGATGGCGAGTTGCTGGTCCGCGAGCGGAAGGCCCGTGGCGGCGGCAGCGAATTCCACATGAGCCTTCTGCCCGGTCCTGCCCGCGTCGATCTGGTGCGGCGTGGCCTGCTGGCCGCAGAGCCGAGCCAAGACGAGGCCAAGACGCCTTTGCGCGGCAGCTGGGCATGGTTCGAGCAGCAGCCTGCAGCAGTGCGCGAGGAAGCCGCACGACGCCTGCACATTCTCAACGAGACTGCTCTGCTCGAAGAGGCCGGAGCGACCGCCAGCGCCGCAGTCGGCGAGCAGGCGTCGGCCAATGGCGTGTCGCCAGCCACGATCTGGAACTGGAAATCGCTGGTCGACGGGATTGCTCAGGCGAACTGGCTGCCCGCGCTCGCACCGCGCCGGAAAGGCGGAGGGCAACGCGCTCAGATGCCTGCCGACCTGTGGGCCATGCTCAAGAGCGACTGGCTGCGGCCTGAGCAGCCGAGCCTTTCGAGCTGCTGGGCGCGGATCACAAAGATCGCGGATTCGAGAGGCATCCAATTGCCTTCCGAACGGTCGATCAGACGCCGCCTGGAGCGTGAACTGGACCCGCGCGTGGTGACGCTGGGAAGGAAAGGAAAAGAAGCTTTGGAAACTGCAACACCGGACGTTCGCCGCACGCTTGAAGGGCTGCACGCGCTCGATATCGTGAACATCGACGGGCACACCTTCGACGTTTTCGTGACGCACCCTGAGACCGGCAAGCCGGTTCGTCCGGTGATGGTGGCGATTCAGGACATTTACAGCCGCAAGATGCTGGCTTGGCGGCTCGACCTCTCCGAAAATGTGCTTGCCACCCGGCTCGCCTTTGCCGACCTGTTCCGCGAATACGGCATTCCCCGCGAATGCCTGCTGGACAACAGCCGCACCTTCGCGAGCAAGGCACTGACGGCGGGTGCAGCTACCCGATACCGCTTCAAGACGATCGCTGAAGAACCGGCGGGTCTGCTCGTTTCGCTCGGGATCAAAGTGCGGTTCGCGCAGGTCTACCACGGGCAATCGAAGCCGATCGAGCGCGCCTTTCGCGACCTGTGCGACCATATCGCGCGCGGCCCCGAATGCGCGGGCGCTTACACCGGCAACAGCCCGGTCAACAAGCCGGAGAACTACGGCAAGCGGGCGATCCCGTGGGATGAGTTCGAGGGCATCGTGGAGCGCGGCATTGCCGACCATAACGCCCGGCTGGGACGGCGCGCAGGTGTATGCCGGGGGCGCAGTTTCGACCAGACCTTTGCCGAGAGCTATGCCGAGGCGACGATCCGCAAGGCGACACCCGAGCAGCTGCGCATGGCGCTGCTGGCAGCGGAGCGGAAGCGCCTCTCTAAGCGCAATGGCGAGATCAAGCTCTACGAGAACCGCTACTGGTCGCCCGAGTGCAGCGCCCATCGGGGCGAGATGGTCACCGTGCGGTTCGACCCGGACAACCTGCACCAGTCGATCCACGTCTACGACCGGGAGGGTCGCTACCTGGCCGAGGCGGCGCTGTTGCAGGATAGCGGGTTCGGCGATGTGGCGGGTGCGATCGCAACCGGCAAGCGCAAGAAGGAGCAGCGGCGGGCGGTGCGCGCCGGGCTGGAAGCCGAACGCGAGATGAGCGCGGCCGATATCGCCGCAGCGCAGCGGGCACTGGCAGCAGATCGTCAGAAGAACACAGCGCCGCGACCACTGAAAGCCGGGGCGGTCAGGCTGGTCCACCACAGCAAGACGGCTGCCGCGATGAAGATTGTCGATCAGATCGAAGATCAGCGCGCTGCGAGCGACGACAGGTTTTTCACCGCCTTGGGGAAGCTGAGGGCGGTGGACTGAAGTGGTGCGCGGGGGCGAGCTGCAAACTGATCCCCGCGCACCGTCCACGAAACGCACCCTTGGGGTGCAGCAGACGGGAAGTGATTTAACCGATGAGCACACCTACGCCAACGATCGATATCGAAAACGAGCGCCGCTGGCTTCAGAACCACAAGCACGAAACGGGGCTGTCGTGGTCTGAACTTGCGAAGCGCACAGGCCTGCCCGACAGCACCATCAGCCTGTTCGGAGGAAAGAACGGATACCCCGGCAAGGAAGAGCGCCCCGCCGAGCATGTTCGCCGATATCGCGAAATGTTGTCCGCTCACGAAGCGGCAGACCTTGAGCCAGTCACAGCGCCAGCTTTCTTCCAAACCGAGACCAGCCAGCGACTGCACCATCTGTTCCTGATGGCTCAGCGCGGAAAGATGTATTACGTCTCGCTGCCATCGGGGCTGGGCAAGTCAACATCTGCCCGACAGTTCCAGCAGCTCTATCCCAATGTGATCCTGGCGACGATGCGACCTTCGTCGGCCGGGCTGATGTCGGCAATGGTCCGGATACTGAGCGCGCTGGGTCAGGACAATGCGAAGGGCGCGCCGGACCGGTTGTCCGCGCAAATCGTCGATCACCTGAAAAAGCTGCGCCACCCGCTCCTCCTGATCGATGAGGCACAGGAACTCACGATCAAGGCGATGGAAGAAATCCGCGCGTGGAGCGACGAGATTGGACTGGGTGTTGTCTTCATGGGGGACATGCGGCTTCACAAGCTGATTCAGACGAGCGACGTACCTCAGCTGCGGAGGCGAATGCGGCCGATCGTCTGGGAGCGCCCCTTTGCGAAGGACGTGGAGGCACTGGCCGACGCATGGAACGTCACCGATCCCAAATGTGTCAAATTCCTCGGTGAAATCGCCGAGATGGGTGGCGGGCTCGGCAATCCGACCGAGACACTTTGCGAAGCGCTGTTGATTTCTCGTTCTCAGAGTCGACCTCTCGAAGTGGCTGACCTCAAGGAAGCTTGGGTTCGCTTCTCTGCTCGGGCGAACCGGTCATGATGCGCGCGCTGGTCAACACGGTGCGGACCGTGATCCGCGACTATGTCGAAGAGCTGGGCGTTTCGCGCGCAGAGCTCGCCGTCGAGGTGTTCGATTTCGCAGTGGCCTGCTTCACCGGGTTCATTTGTGTGGCCGGTGCCATGGCGGTGCTGCCATGAACGCCCCCATCGCAATCCGGCCGATCGAGCACCGGCTGAAAATTCACCTAGGGATGTGGCAAAACATCCCGCCGCTGATTGAGCAGTTGGTCACGAAGTCGACCATCGCCCTCGTATGCGAGGCCTATGGCATCGATGAACACGAGCTGCTCTCGTATCGGCGCAAGGCGATTTTGGTGCATTCCCGCGCTCTCGCCGTCTGGCTGCTGCGGACATGTGAACCGGCCTTCTCCTATCCGACCATCGGACGCCATCTTGGCGGGCGCCACCATACAACGATCATCAATCTGCACCGCATGGCAATCCGGCTGAGGTTGGAAGACCTCCAATTCGCCGCCCTTTGCGCGACGTTCACGGGCGATGCCCTGTCGCCTCAAAATGGAGGGCGCGCCCATGGCTAACGCAGCCCGCAAAGCGACGTTCGACCGATCAACCCAGCACCGTCGAGCGATGCTGGGGAAGATCAACATCGCCCGCCACCAGCTCAAAATGGACGAGGACGACTACCGCCAAGTCCTGTTCGATGTGGCTGGCGCGCGCAGCCTGAAAGAGATGGATGAGAAGGCCCTTGATGCGGTTCTCGCCCGGATGAAGGCGCTGGGCTTTCAGCCCCTGCCCAAGGCGGGCCAGAAGGGCGCGCAGCACCCGGTGGCCAAGAAGGCGCGGGCGCTGTGGATCTCGCTTTACCACCTCGGCGAGGTTCACAACCCGTCGGAACTGGCGCTGGAGGCCTTTGCCAAGCGTCAGCTCGGTTGCGAGCGGCTGGTCTGGGCGCGGCAGTCGGATGGCTTCCGGCTGATCGAAGCCTTGAAGGCCATGGCAGAGCGCGCGGGCTGGCGGCAGAACTGTCCGGTGTCGGGCAAGAAGCTCGCCCCGTCCACGCTGCAGCAACACCTCTGCGAGCTGATCGTGGCGAAGCTCAAGTCGGCAGGGGCAATTCCGCAGGATTGGTCGCTCGACACCGCCGCCTACCGTCTGTGCGGGATCGAGACCCGTGAGACCGAGCGCGGATATTCGGCCGAGGACTATCACCGCCTGGCATCAGCGCTTGGAGCCAAGCTGCGCGAGGTCGCTCCGCACCATGACAGGAGCGGGCGATGAAACTGGCTGCAACGGTCACACGGCACATGACACGGCGGCGGATCGCCACCGCGCGCACGTTCCTTCCGGTCCAACGCTACCGGCTCGGACAGGTCAATCTGTGCCCTGCCTGTGAGGGGCGGCAATGGTTCATCGGGCGGCAGAGCGCCGAATGCGCATTCTGCGAACACGTCCTGCAGATCGCACGGGATGGACAGGCATGATGCGCAATTCCCGCATCAACTATCGCCGCCGCCCGATTGATCGAGAGGCGGCGATACGGCTGCGCTGGTTCTGGGGCGCAATGCTCGCTGCACTCTCAGTATGGGCGCTGATCATCTGGATTGTCTGCAATGGCCAATGAAGCCGCAGCAGACGTGCCGGCGATCAGCGACCACGGCTTGCTGCGCTTTCTTGAGCGTGGCGGTGGGCTCGATGTCGAGGCCTTGCGCGAAGACCTGCGCCGCTCGCTTACCCGCGCGCACCGAGCTGCTCGCCAGCTCGGCGTCTACGAGTATGTGGTAAAGGCCGATGGCATGCTGTTGCTGATGCGCGGCGGCACGCTGGTGACGGTGCTTGAAGAAAAGAGCCCCTACCAGAGCGCACGTGTGCTCGATCCGGAGCGCTGCACCGACCAATGAGCGAGCAGCTGAGCCACGATCTGATTGCTCTGTTGGGCGATGGCGCGTTTATCGCGCTGGTCGAGGCTTTCGGCGGCACGCGCGTCTATATCCCCGTAACACCTGATGCCGATCACGAGATCGCCGCTGCGATCGGCACCGATATGGCTCACCGGCTGGGGCAGCGATACGCCCCTGCCGTGCTACGCATCCCTCTTGCGCGCGCGTTTCGGGCGCGGCATTACCGCGCGAAAGGGCTTTCGAATGCCCAGATCGCCCGCGCGCTGGGCATCACCGAGAGCGGAGTGGACAAGCTGTTCGCCCGCATGGATGACAAGCCTGTCAAAGGCTCCGCCCAGCTCTCCCTCGACATTTGACCGATCATGCCCGCCGTGGCGGGCATACTGTCACCCCCTGCCATGATCCAGAAGGGCTCCGGGAAGAGCGGAGCGGGATGCTCCGCCATTTCGGCAGGACGGCACCATGGCAGCGAGCAAAATCAGCATTCAGGACCTGGTCGAACGCGGCTATTCGCGGCGGTTCGTCAATGCTTATGTCGATTTGCTCGGTGTGGAAGGCGAGTTTGTAGACGACCCGGTCGATCGCGGCGGCGCGACCAAATACGGCATCTCGCTGCGGTTCCTGAAATCGGCGGGCAAGATCGATCTCGACGGCGATGGCTTCGCCGACTTCGACCTTGATTTCGACGGCGACATCGACGCGCAGGATATCCGCAAGCTGACCGTGCTCGATGCGGCCGAGCTCTATGAGCGGTGCTTCTGGAAGGTGCTGCGCTGCGAGAACATGCCGCGCCCAATCGGGGAGATGATGTTCGACCAAGGCGTGAACGGCGGGAATGTTGCTGCCCGCAAGCTGTTGCAGCGCGCGCTCAACAAGGTGGTCGCCGAGCACCACTTCCGCCAGACGCCTCTCGTGGTCGACGGCGTGGTCGGGTTCCGAACCCAAAGATATCTCGACGGCTTCATCGCGCGCGGCCTGCTTGCAGACATCGTGAAGGCTTACCGCCAGGCCGCCGCCGACCGCTACGTTGCGATCGTGCGGCGCGACGCGCGCCAGCAACGGTTTCTCAAGGGCTGGCTGCGGCGCGCCGAGCAGCTCGGCCGCCACGCTGAGGGCTGACGCGGTGACCGGCATTTTCACCTGGCTAACGCTCAAGGCAACAGGCGTCCTGAAGGTCGCTTCGGACGCTCTTAAGGCGATCCTGAAATGGATGGTGGCGGACTGGCGCAATGGCCCGCTGGTGGTCGGCTGGTTCGTGGCACTGTGCCACTGGCTGCTGGTCGATCCGGCAATGCGCAGTGACCTGAGCAAGGAACGCGCCGCACACAAGGGCACCGAGGCCAAGCTGAAGGAAGCCCGAAACCAGGTGCAGGCCGAGCGCGCTGCCCATGCCAAGACTATCGGCAGGTTTCAGTCCGCAGTGCTGGCGGCGACCGCCGCAGCTCATGCCAACGTCGCGCGGGTCAAAGCCGAGCAGGAAGCCATCACACAGGAGGCCACCGATGAATACCAGCAACGGGTTGCGGCGCTGCGCTCCCGCGCTGCTGCTGCTGAGCGGCGGCTGCGCGCTGCAGCCGAAAGACGAGCAACCGATGCGGCCGATCACGGCGGTGCCTCAGCAGCTGATCTGCCCCAGCCCGGCGATGCCGCCACCAGCACTGATGCAGCGTCCGCGGATCATGGATTTCCTGCCGCCCGATCCGGCCTCGACTGGCCCGACGAATTGAGCGGCGCGGATATCTGCACCGGCAACATGAGCCTCGAAGAGCGGCTCATCGCCAGCGAGCAGGCCGTCCAGCTCGATGCGCTGATCAGCTGGGTGGAGAGGCAATCAACGGTGCCTGTGGCTCCGATCATCACACAGCCCGCCCCCATGCCGGAGACCTTCGATGCAGGGCAATAACCGCACACTCGAAGCCTCGGAGTTGTTCGAGGAAGAGCAGCGCGACCGGCGCATTGCCATGGTGCGTGCCAGCCTTTCCGGGCGCGGTGAAGAGCACTGCTGCGATTGCGGCGATCCCATCGATGTCGCCCGGCGCATGGCCATGCCCAACGCGCGGCGCTGCTTCGACTGCCAGGAGGATCACGAGCGCCGATGATTATTTCAGGTGTCTCAGCAGGCAAGTTCGCCGCAGGCTGGCTTCCGGCAATGGCCGTGAGTGCAGTGCTCAATCCCGTGCCCGAGGCTGCGTACATCGCGCTCGACCTCGGCGGCGTCGAGGTGCCGGTGGTGACTGCGCTGCTCGCCGCTTTCGGTGTGCTCGCCGCCCGTCCGCTCGCGCGGCGTGAGGAGAGCAAGCTCAGCCTGGGCCAGTTCGTTCTCGTGTCGGCCATCATGCTGGTGGTGGTCGAGCTGTGGGTGATCGAGATGCGCCCGCGCTGGTTGTTCGCCTTCGTGGTGGCGATCGGCCTCGGCTTTTCCGGATACTCGCTGATCGAACTGCTGGGCAAGGAACTGAAGGAGCTGGTCAGCGCAGGCTTTCGCGCTGTGCGGCGTCGGATCGGCGGCTTGATCGGCCTTCCCGACGAAGACCGCAGCACCGCAGAAGCCGAGCCCTTCGATCCTTCCGATGAATTTGAAGAGATGTCGGCCAACGGCGGAGGCGGATATCGCCGCAACCGCCCTGTTCGGCGCAACAGTGAACAAGGTGACAGGTATGAGTGAATGGCTGCAAATCGCGATCATCGCCTTTATCCTGCTGGGTATCGGCGTGGCGATCCGGCGCGGTGGTGCGGCCAATCCGGTCGGCACCGGGGAGCTGCAGCGCGAGGTCGCCAGCATGAGAGGCCAGGTCACCTCGATCAAAAATCGCGTCACCGAGATCGAGCACCGATCGGCCAGCAAGGTCGACATAGAGCGGCTCGAAGACCAGCTGAAGATTCACGACACCAAGGTGAGCAAGCTGGGCGAGGCAGTGGCCAGCCAACAGCCGATGATCCAGCACACTTCGCGGCAGGTCGACCGGCTTTATGACGCGATCGTGAAGAAAGGGATGGACGTATGAGCCTGAGCCAGAGCCTTTCGGGTGTTCACGAGCAGCTGGCGGCAGATGCGCGACTGTTTATCCTGGTCGAGCTTGATGCCCAGACTGACGGCCATCTCAACGCGGTCTCGCTGCGCAGTCTCCTGCGCGCACGCTATGGCATCGATCGCACGCCCGAGTGGCTGGCGACCCAGCTGAACCTCCTGGCCGATCTCGGCGCGGTCGAGGTGATCAGCGCCGGGGCGATCCCGATCGCGCGCATTCTCGCCCCCGGCCAGCACCATGTGGCGCAGCGTTCGATCCTCGCGGGCGTCACCCGGCCGAGGGACGCCAGCTGATGAGCGAGGAACGCGCATCGGGCTCGCAGCGCGGCCGGGGGCGGCTGTCGTCGATCGACTTGCTGCCCGAAGAGGCCGAGGCCGATGTCGTGTGGGCGCTGGAGAAGCTGCGCGACCGGAAGCTTCCGCAGACCGTCATCCTCGCCGAGTTCAACGAACGGCTGATGGACAAAGGGTTGGAGCCGATCAGCAAAGGTGCCTTCAGCCGCTACGCCGTGCGCAAGGCCATCCAGTTCCGCAAGCTGGACGAGGTGCAGCGAATTTCGGGCGAGCTGGTGACCAGCCTCGGCAGCGACGGCCCCGATCAGGTGACGGTTGCCGTGGCCGAAATGCTCAAGCTGGCGATGTTCCAGATGCTCGAAGAGGGCGAGGTCGATTCGAAGAACATCATGGAGCTGGGCCGCGCGCTGCAAAGCGCCGTGAACGCGCAGCGCGCCTCGGACGAATATCGCAAGCAGCTCGAAGCCCGCGTCAGCAAGCAGATCGAGCAGGCAGCCGACAAGGCCGAGGAGATGGCGCGCGAAGCCGGGCTTTCGCCCGAGCGCATCGAGCAGCTGCGGCGTGATTTCCTCGGGGTACGCGAGGCGAAGAAGTGAGCGGCATGGATAAGCAGCTCCTCGCCAAAATTCAGAAGTGCTTTGCACTCGCCGGCTCATCCAACGAGTACGAGGCAGCCGCTGCCTTGGCCAAGGCCAAAGCCCTGATGGACGAGAACGGCATCAGCTTCGAAATGCTGCAAATGGCCGACATCGAGGAGGCCACATCGCGAGCAAGCAGAACGCAACGGCCGCCTGTATGGGAAACCTACCTGTGCGCCGCTGTACAACGAGCGTTCGGCGTCGTGTCGTTTATCAATGAGGGCGGCGACCGCACGTTCGTCGGGCGCGGCGTTTCAGCAGAGATTGCCTCCTACGCCTTCGCAGTGCTTTTCCGGCAGCTGAAGCGCGCACGCCGAGACTATATCGCAGCCAAATTGAGCCGCTGCAAAACCGCGAACAAGCGGCGGCGAGCCGACGTTTACTGCGAGGCATGGACCCTCGCTGTTTACAGCAAGATCGCCCGTTTGGCCCCGCAGCTGCCCCAAGACGCCGTGATCGACCAATATCTCGCCGAGCGCCACCCTCAGCTTGTCGGTGTCGATTCCCGCTCTGCTGCGAAGACCGGGCGGGCTGCTGAGAACGACTACTGGAACGGTTTGGCGAGCGGCTCGCAGGTGGAGTTGCACCGAGGAGTGGACGCTGAAATGCCTCCTCTGGCGATTGCATGAGCGGCCGTGATTGGCCCGCAGGCGTGCCGCGTGAGTGGCGTCGCGATGAACCCGAGCTCGCAGGCCTCGGCGCACGGCTGCGGCGCGAGTGCCAGGAGGTGCTCCCGGCGTGGGGCGATCCTCTGCAAGCGTCGGTTTACTACGACCAGCAGGACGCGCGGCGCTACCTGACGGCCGAATTCGCCAACGGCATGCGGCTCTCGATTTGCTACCGGTTCGACGGCTGGCAGGTTGAGAGCTTTGACGTGGTGGGGCCGCTATGAGCCGTTTCGCCGCCATCGACCTTGCCTGCAACGATCCCGACAACGGGCTGTTCGCCGGAAGGGTAGCCGCAGCGTGCTGCGGCGGAATGACGATCGAACCGCCCTGGGGCAAGCCGGTCAAATTCACCGTGCTCACGGGTCGAAAAATTCGTCTGCACCGGAAAGTCTTCAAGCTTGCCAGCCCAACCACTGAGTGGGTCGGGAACTGGTGTTGGAACCGGTACAGGTTCACCGATGGCGAGGCACAGCGACTGCTACGCACACTGAAATCACATGGCTGGATCGCGACCGATGGCCCGGTCTCGCTCTGTGATTGGTGGGATGAGCTGGCATGAACCAGACCGACACCGACTTCCTCCCCACCGCCGACCAAGCACCACCGCGTTCGCCGATCGATGATCTTATGCCGGGCCAGCTGCCGCCCGAGGGCATGGACCCGCTGGCCGAAGGCATCCTGATGGCGCACCAGCGTGAATGGGTGGCCGATCATTCGCCGCTGAAGCTGGCCGAGAAAGGCCGCCGCACCGGCTTTACCTTTGCCGAGGCGCTCGATTCCACGCTGATCGCGGCCGCCTCGCGCAGCGCCGGTGGCGACAACACGTTCTACATCGGCGACACGAAGGACAAGGGCCTGGAGTTCGTCGCCACCTGCGCGCGGTTCGCCACCAGTGTGGCCAAGGAACTGGTCTCGGTGCACGAGTTCCTGTTCGAGGACCGGCAGCCCGACGGCGAGAGCAAGTACATCAACGCCTATCGCATCCGCTTCGCCAGCGAGTTTCAGATCGTCGGCCTTTCATCCAGCCCGGCGAACATTCGCGGCCTGCAGGGGCGCGTGGTGATCGATGAAGCGGCCTTCCACCGCGACGTGGCGGCCGTGATCGATGCTTGTAACGCGATGCTGATCTGGGGCGGCACGATCCGCATTATCAGCACGCATAACGGCAATTTGAATGCCTTTAACGAGCTGGTTAAGGAGAGCCGCGAGGGCAAGTACGAGTACTCGATCCACCGCGCGACCTTCGACGATGCCGTGGCGAATGGCCTCTATGAGCGGGTCTGCCTGATCCGGGGCTGGACACCGACGGCGGAAGGCAAGGCCGAATGGTATCGCCGCATTCGCAAGAGCTATGGCAGCCGCGTGGAAGCGATGCGCGAGGAGCTCGATGCGATCCCGCGCGAAGGCGAAGGCACGCTGCTGCCGCTCGCCTGGATCGAGGCCTGCACCGATCAAAGCTACAAGGTGGCGCGATGGGCTCCGCCGATCGCCACTGCTGGCAAGCCGGACTTCGTGCACTGGCCGGAAGCCCAGCGCCGCGCGGACATGCTCGCCTGGCTTGAGCGCGAGGTGGCCCCGGCGCTCGATCGTTATCGCGGCCAAAGCCTCACATGGTTCCTCGGCGGCGACTTCGCCATGCGGCAGGATCGCAGCTCCTACCCGATTGGCTTTGTCGATGAGCAGCTGAAGCGGCACGTGCCGATGATCCTCGAACTGGATCGATGCCCTTACGACCAGCAGAAGCAGGCGCTGTTCTGGCTGGTCGAGCAGATTGGTCACTATGGCCGCTTCGGCGGCGGCGTGCTCGATGCCAACGGCAACGGCATGGCGCTGGCGCAGGAGGCGGCGCAGAAGCTAGGCCCGGAGCGGATCGTCGAGCTGATGCCGAGCCTTGTATGGAGCCGCCAGTACGGACCGCTCTTCCGCGCGGCATTCGAGGACGGCACGATCCTGATCCCTGCCGATAAGGACACCCGCGACGATCTGCGCCAGCTGAAAATGATCGGGGGCGTGGCCCGAATGCCGAAGTCGGTGCGCGAGGAAGGCACCGACGGCGGCAAGCGCCATGGCGATAACGCGGTGGCGCTCTGGAACTTCCATGCGGCCACGATGAACCCCAACGAGACTGCCTACGACTATCGCGCCGTGGGACGGTCAACCGGCGACCCGTTCGGCGACCCTGACAGCGATTTCGACAGCCGAGAAAGCGGTCGCGAATGGTGGCGCAGGCCGCTCGGCTCCATATTCGGCGCAGGAGGGGCTTTCTGATGGCTTCGCGCCCCCTCACCGCCAAAATGCCCGCACCCGCCCTCTTAACCCGTCTTAAATCGGCTCTGGCGGCTATTCAGATGAAAGGAGTGGGCCAATGACCGGCCTGGTCGACCGGTGGGGCAACCCACTGAAGAAGCAATTGCTGCAGCGAGAGGTGTCGGGGCCGACCCTCGCGGGTGTTCGACAGCCAGTGACCGGCTACCCCGGCGACGGGCTTACGCCAGTGCGGCTCGCCCGCATTCTGCGCGAGGCCGATATGGGCGAGCCGCTCAGCTATTTCGAGCTCGCCGAGCAGATCGAGGAGCGTGATCTGCACTATGCTGGCGTGCTTGCCACACGCAAGCGCAGCGTCAGTCAGGTCGACATCACCGTGGAAGCGGCGAGCGACGGAGCCGAGGACGTGCGCCGTGCCGATCTGGTCCGCACCTGGCTCAAGCGGGATGAGCTGTCGGGCGAGCTGTTCGACATTCTCGATGCCGTCGGCAAAGGGCTGTCGTTTACCGAGATCGTCTGGGACTTCAGTGAGGGCCAATACCAGCCCTCCAGCCTCGAATGGCGCGATGCCCGCTGGTTCCGCCCAGACCGGGACGGCGTGACACCGCTGCTACGCGGCGGGATCGACGGCCACGGCCAGGACGAACCGCTGCCAGCGTTCAAGTTCATCCGACACGAGGTGAAGGCGAAGTCCGGGCTGCCTGTGCGATCAGGCATCGCCCGCCTCGCGACGTGGAACTGGATGTTCAAGGCCTACACCATGCGCGACTGGGCCGTGTTCACCCAGACCTATGGCCAGCCCCTCAGGCTCGGAAAGTTCGGACCCGGCGCGAGCAGCGAGGACAAGGATACGCTGTTCCGGGCGGTGGCGAACATTGCCGGGGACTGCGCGGCGATCATCCCCGAGGGCATGTCGATGGATTTCGTCGAGGCCAAGAATGTCGGCACGGGCAGCGATCTTTATGAGAAGCGCGCGGACTGGCTCGATCGGCAGATGTCGAAGGCGGTGCTGGGCCAGACCACCACCACCGACGCGGTGAGCGGCGGGCACGCGGTGAGCCAGGAGCACCGCGAGGTGCAGGAGGATATCGAGACCGCCGACTGCAAGGGGCTCTCGGGAACGCTCAACCGCGACCTGATCCGCCCATGGATGGATCTCGAATTCGGGCCTCCCACCGGCGATGTCGGCTATCCGCGCCTCGTGATCGCGCGGCCAAAGCAGGAAGACCTGCAGCTGCTCTCCAGCAGCCTTGCGCAACTGGTGCCGATGGGCCTGCGGGTGAAGCAGGCCGAAATCCGCGACAAGTTCGGGCTTGCCGATCCGGAAGATGACGACGAACTGCTCCGACCGGCCCAAACTCAGTCCGCCCCGGAAGCGCCAGCCATGACGGCTCTGCAAGCGCGTGATGATCGCCCCGCCAAACATCCGGCCCGGCAGGCCGCAGAGGCAGCGGCGGCCGGAGCTGAAGGCGCAGTCGCGGCTATGGTCGACACGATCGAAGCGATGATGAGCAAGGCTGCCGACCTCGGCGAGCTGCGCGAGATGCTCGCGTCCGGCTTTCCTGAAGTCTCGACCGAGCAGCTCGGTACCGCACTTGCTCAGGCCATGACTGTCTCGCATCTGGCCGGACGTTCGGACCTTCTGGACGAAAGCGCGTGAGCGATCATCCGAGCGCGGTCTCAGGAGCGTTTCAGCGCCCCTTTACCGAGCAGATCGCGTTCTTTCGCAGCAAGCTCGGCAATCAGGTGCCGACGCAGGCATGGGACGATCTGAAGCGCTCCGAACATGACAGTGCGTTCATGGTGGCAGGTGCGGCGAAGGCTGACCTGCTGAGCGATCTGGCAGCCGCCGTCGACAAGGCGATTTCAGAAGGGCGCGGGCTGGAAGAGTTCCGCGCCGACTTTCGCGATATCGTCCGCCGCAACGGGTGGACCGGCTGGACCGGTGAGGGCAGCGTGCGCGGCGAGGCGTGGCGTGTTCGTACGATCCTGACCACCAACGCCATGACCAGCTACGCGGCCGGGCGGCTGGCGCAGCTGAAGGCGGGCAACTTCCCGATCTGGGTCTATCGCCACGGCGGCAGCCAGGAGCCGCGACCGCAGCACCTCGACTGGGACGGGCTTATGCTTAACCCTGCTCACCTGTTCTGGCGCACGCACTATCCGCCGAGCGACTGGGGCTGCAGCTGCTACGTGCTCGGCGCAAGCTCGGAGCGCGCGGCGAAGCGCCTTGGTGGCAAGCCGGGCAAGACACTGCCGAAGGACTGGCAGGCCATCGATCCGAAGACCGGTGCCCCGGTGGGGATAGGCAAGAACTGGGATTACGCGCCCGGCGATAGTGTTTCGGAGAAGGTGCAGGCACTGGCCGCCAAGGTCGGCAGCTGGGACAATCGCATCGCCACGGCCTTCCTCGAAGAGCTGCCCGCTGAGACCTCAGACCAGCTCAGTCGGGCATACCGTGCCTTGCCGAGCACAAGGGACGATCTGCGGCGCTACGCGCAGCGTGTGTTTGATCGCACGGATGCGGGCACAGAGGACATGGCCCCCGTGCAGCCGACGCGGACGCTGGGCATGGCGCGCAGCGGCCACGTTGCGCAGATCAACGAGGCGCTGGGCACCGAAGCGATCAGAAAGACGGGCTTCGACTTCGCCATCGACCGGAATGGCACCCGCCACATTCGCAGCGAGCACGGGCCGTCGGGGAAAAGCGCGATCACGATCACACCAGTGGATTTTGCATTGCTGCCGGAGCTGGTCGAACAGCCTGATGCAATCCTATCGGGCGGAGATGAGCACAAGGGCCTGCCTCGCGCGCTGTTCCGGAAGACGATTGCCGGGAAGGTCTACGAAGCCGTGTTCGAGCTGCGCGGCGGGACGCGCACCTTGATGCTCAAGACGTTCTACGTGGTCAAATATGCGAGGTAAACTAGCCGATGGCCCTGTTCCCAAACGTCCGAAACGTCCCGGTAGCTCTAGACCCCGGTGGGCAATGCCATCGACCTGAGGGGAAATAGCGATGTTTGGCGTCCAGTTCAATGCAGGGGCCTCTCGCGAGGTGATCCGCCGCGCCGCCGCGCAGCTGGCGAACATGACGCCGGTCTACGAGGATATCCGCGAGTATCTGCTCGAACGGCACCGGCGGCGCTTCGTGGACGGCAAGACGCCTGATGGCGTTGTCTGGGCACCGAAGAGCCAAGCAACGCTCGCACGCTACAAGGCGCTCGGTTACGGATCGCTTAGAAAGCCGCTAATCGGCCCTTCGAAGCTGCTCTCGCGGACCATTGCCAGCTTTGCCAACCAGCATGGCGTGGTGATCGGTTCGAACCAGATCAATTCGCGGGTGATGGACCAGGGCGCGGCCAAGGGCGCGTTTGGCACCAACTCGCGCGGCCGCCCGATCCCGTGGGGGCGCATCCCTGCTCGCCAGTGGCTGGGAATGGGGCGCGAGGACAACGAGAACGTGATCGACATCGTCGAGGAATGGCTAGAGAAAGCGCTCGATCAGTGAGCGAAGGCGCGACGAACGATTGATCTCTACGCCCTGATCGTGGCACCAGTCGCATCGGGCCGATTCACACTTTCCGCCTGATTTCCCCCAGATTGCACCATGATGCCCGCCGTGGCGGGCATGGGATGCGCGCATCGCCTGCGCCATCACGCTCGGCATGGGAACGAGCAATCAGATCGCGCTGTGTTCGGCATTCGCCTTGGGCGAACCGAGCGACGAAACCGGCAAGGAGTGGGTCCACCTGCTTCCGGCCGGGGGCGTGGTCAACACTGCCGACCGTCGCGGACCTTATGTGGTGGAGGACTATCATGCGCTGATGTCGAAAAGCCTCGCGCCGGGCGGACGCCTGGTGCTGGATGAAAACCACTCCACTGATCTTGCCGCGCCCAAGGGGCTTCCCGCTCCGGCACGCGGCTGGATCGTGGCACTGCAGCTGCGCGAGGACGGTATCTGGGGCGAGGTCGAGTGGAACGACGCTGGCCGCCAGCTGCGCCGCGAAAAGGCATATTCCGGCATTTCACCGGTGATCGCGCACACCAAGGACAAGCGGATTGTCGCCATCCGGCGCGCCAGCCTCGTCAACCAACCCAATCTCGAAGGGCTCACCGCCCTTAACCAGGAGGAAACCAGCATGGACTGGAAGATGATGCTCATCGCCGCCCTCGGCCTCGATGAGAACGCCAGCGACGATGATGTCGCAGCGGCGATGAAAAAGGCGCTGAGCGCAACCACCGAAGAGGCGGTCCAGTCTGCACTCTTGCCGATCGGCAAGGCTCTGGGCCTCGCCGATGGGGCGAGCGCCGAAACGATCATTGCCGGGATCGGCAAGTTGTCGGCCGATGACGGCAACGACGGCACGATCACGGCGCTGCAGTCGCGGCTCGACGCCGCCCACACCAAGCTCGACGAAATGGAGGCCGCTCAGGCCCGCACCGCCGCAACGGCCTTTGTCGACAGTGCGATCGCCGAGGGACGCCCCGGCGTGAAGGCCATGCGTGACGACTACATCGCCATGCACATGGAAAACCCGGCGCGGACCGAGAAGCTGATCGGCGCCAAGCCCGCGCTTGGGGGCCGGATCAACCTTGGCGGCAGCAAGCCTGCCCGATCCGCCGAACTCGACGACGCCGACGCTCAGGCCATCGCGCTGATGGGCATCGATCCCGAAGGCTTCAAGAAAGCCCGTGCCGCTGAGCTGGGCGAGAACGAGGAGGCCCTCTGATGGCTCTTGCCGCTGACCGCAACACGCCCCGCAAGGAGGGCGATCTCCGCCAGTTCAACGTCGCCGCCGCGACGACGATCTATGCCGGTGCCCTGGTGTGCCTCAACGCCGCTGGCACCGCCGTGCCCGGTTCCACGGCAACCACGCTGACCGCCGTCGGCCGCGCCGAGGAGTACGTCGACAACAGCGCGGGCGCTGCTGGCGACAAGACCATTAACGTGCGCCGTGGCGTCTACCGCTTCGGCAACAGCGCGGCGGCGGACGAAATCGGCCCGGAGGACATCGGCAAGACGGCTTACGTCGTCGACGATGAAACCGTCGCGCTCACCAACGGCACGAACACGCGTTCGGCTGCCGGGAAGATCTACGATGTGGACGCCCAGGGCGTCTGGATCGAAATCTAAAGGGGTCCCAGGACATGAAGATCAACAGTGCCAATCTGGCAGCGCTCCGCACCGGCTATTCGGCCGCCATGCAGCGGGGCATCGATGGCGCACCTGCAGCCATGGCCAAGCGCATCGCTACCGTCGTGCGTGCAACGCAGAAGGAGCAGAAGTACGGCTGGCTGGGCAAGATGCCCAAGGTCCGCGAATGGATCGGCGATCGCGTCGTCCAGAACATCTCCGAGCATGACTATGCGATCAAGGAGAAGGCGTTCGAGCTGACCATCGGTGTCGACAAGGACGACATCGAGACCGACAATCTCGGCCACTATGCCACGCTGTTCGAAGGCATCGGCGAGGCCACCGTGCTCGATCCCGAGCAGATGGTGTGGGACCTGCTGAAGGCAGGCTTCACCACCGAATGCTACGACGGCCAGAATTTCTTCGACACCGATCACCCGGTGCTCGACGCGGCGGGTGAGCCGCAATCGGTCGCCAATACCGACGGCGGCTCTGGTACGCCATGGTTCCTGCTCGACACCTCGCGCTCGCTCAAGCCGCTGATCAAGCAGGTGCGGCGCGACTTCGGCTTGCTGGTGGCGAAGGACAAGGAGACGGACGACAACGTCTTCGATCGCAAGGAGTTCATCTACGGCGTCGATGCCCGGATGAACTTCGGCTTCGGCTTCTGGCAGATGGCCTGGGGCTCCAAACAGACGCTCAACGCCGCCAACTATGGCACGGCCCGCGCTGCCCTTTCGAGCATGAAGGGCGACTATGGCCGCCCGCTGGGCCTCAAGGGCAACCTTCTGGTGGTGCCGCCCTCGCTCGAAAGCGCTGGCCTCAAGCTGCTCAACAGCGAGAACGCCGCCGGTGGCGAAACCAACGAATGGAAGGGCACGGCCGAGCTGCTGGTCGTGCCGTGGCTGGCCTGATCATGGGCGAGCATAAGCTGACCGATATCGCCGGGATCGGCCCGGCGACGGAGAAGAAGCTGCAGGCGGCCGGGATCAATGGTGTCCCGGCGCTTGCCGCCGCCGATGCCAAGGAGCTGGCCAAGGTCGAGAGCCTGGCGAACTTCGCCGATGAGCTTGTCGCGTGGATCGATGCGGCCAAGGTGCTGACCTCGGCCACGCCAACATCGACACCCGCGTCGACTGTGGAGCCTCAGGCCGCTCCCACGCCTGCGCCGTCGCCAGCACCTCCTTCGCCACCGCCACCGCCACCGCCACCGTCAACTCAGGACGAAGCGAAGTCGATCGTGGTCACCGGTCCCAAGCGTGGTCGCCGCCGTGCTGGTCGCCTGTTCGGCGCGGAGCCGGTGCGCATCCCGCTCGATGAGCTTCATGAGGCGGAGTTCGACGCGATCTACACCGATCCGCGCCTGAGCGTCGTTATTGAGGGCGAAGACCATGGCTGATCGTGCTCCCCTCCCCGTCGCCGGTTACACGAACCAGAGCGCTGACCGGATCGAGCTGGTCAACCACTTCAAGGAAGTGGAAGAGCGGCTGCTGCGCGAGATCGACGTGATGTTCGATATCGGCATCACTGAAACGCGCTACGATAACCGCTGGCTGGCGATCGCGCGCAACCATCTAGAGCAGGGCTTCATGGCGCTCAATCGCAGCGTGTTCCGCCCCGAGCGGATCGCTCTGCCGAACGATGAGAACAAGGCCTAGCCTGACATGACCTACGCCACCCAAGCCATCCTTGCAGACCGGTTCGACACCCGCATGCTGATCGAGCTTACCGATCGCGGCGAGGTGCCGGCCGGTGCGATCGACGCCGAGGTGGTGACGCGTGCGCTGATCGATGCGGACGCGGTGATCGACGGCTATCTGGCGGGCAAGTATCGCCTGCCTCTGGCCGAGGTGCCGCCGATGCTGGTGGACCTCGCCAGCTCGATCGCGATCTACAAGCTGCACCGCTACGAGCCCGACGCCAAGATCGTGAAGGATTACGAGCAGGCGATGCGCACGCTGCGCGATATCGCCAGCGGCGCGGTGCGGCTGCCGCTCGAAGGCGTGGAACCTGCAGCACGGAACGACGGCGGCGTGAAGACCACCGATCGGGCGCGCCCCTTCAGCAACGAGAACCTGACGGGGTTTGTATGATCCTGCGCCTCGATGCCGTGCGCGAGCGACTGATTGCGCACATCCCCGTTTTGAGCCGGATCGGCAACGCGGCCGACTTTGCCGACCTGGTCGAGAAGGATCGCTTGCCGCAGGTGACGCCTGCCGCATTCGTGTCGTTTGGCGGGCTGATCGGCGGGCAGGCTGACGTCGCTGCGGGCATGTTTCGCCAGCATTACAGCGAGGGGGTGGCCGTGGTGCTGATGGACCGCTTCCAGAGCGATCCGCGCGGCGATCAGGCCTTGCGCGACATGAGCCCGATGGTGGGCGACGTGATCGATGCAGTGGCCGGATGGGGGCCGGATGACGCGGTCGGCGTGTTTCAGCTCGCTCAGGCCGATCTGGTCGGCGCGAAGAACGGCGTGCTCGTGTTCCAGATCGATTTCCAGCTCAACGACCAACTGAGGATCACACGATGACGAAGAGCAAGAAGCCCGTTCTGCCGCAGCGCGCCGGTAGCTTCGTGCGCCAGAAGAATGGCACGCTGAAGGACAACAGCCCGGCCGTGCTGGCCGACGCGGCAACGGCGAGCGAGGCCGCGAAACCGCAGACCGATACGCACAGCGAAGAGGAGGGCAAATAGATGCTGTTCTGGAAATCGAAGACGTTCCTGGCGAAGCTCGAAACATCCTACGGCGTCGATGCGGTGCCGACGGGCGCGGCCAACGCCATCCTCGCCAGCAACGTGACGCTGCGCCCGATGGAGGGCGAAGACGTCGAGCGGGCGAACGACAAGCCGAACTTCGGTGCCAATCCCACCATTCCGGTCGGTATCCATGCCGTTCTGACCTTTGACCTTGAACTGGTCGGCTCCGGCACGGCGGGCACGCCGCCCGCCTGGGGGCCGCTGCTGCGCGCGATGAACGTGGCCGAGACGATCGATCCCGGCAACAGCGTCACCTACAACCCGATCACCGGGATCGGCGAGAGCGCGTGCCTTTACTTCGCGATCGGCACCACCCGCCATGTCATCCTTGGTGCGCGCGGCACGGCCGAGCTGAAGGTCTCGGCACAGGGCATCCCGATGCTGAGCTGCACTATGACCGGCCTGTTCACGGTGCCGACGACCGCTGCGGCACCTGCTGTGGACTATTCCGCCTTCGCCGACCCGCAGGTGGCCACCAACGCCAACACGCCGACCTTCACGATCGGCGGCAGCGACTTTGTCCTGCGCGACCTGACGCTCAACCTCGGCAACGATGTGCAGCGCCGGTTCCTGATCGGCCAGGAGGCGATCCTGATCGTCGACAAGGCCGAGACCCTGCGCGCGCAGGTCGAGGCGGTTTCGCTCGACACTTACAACCCGTTCGCGATCGCCAATGCGGGCACGCGGCAGGAAATCAAGCTGGTGCACGGCACGGCTGCCGGGAAGATCGTCACGCTCGATGTGCCGGCAGCGCAGCAGAAGCGGCCGAGCGGATACGAGCAGCAGCAGGGCATCGTCGAATGGCCGCTCGATTTCACGCCGCTGCCCACGGTCGCCAACGACCAGTGGACGCTCACTCTCACCTAAGAGGCAATTCGGATCATGTTTGTAGTCACCAAAGGCAACCCCACTTTCTCGCACATCGTCCCCGTCATGGTGCCCGTCGACGGCGGGCACGATGAGCAGACCTTCACCGCCAGGTTCGAAGTGATCGACCACGAGGAACTGCAGGCGATCAACCGCGAGAAGGGCGAGCTCGGCATGGTCAAGGCCGTGTGGAAAGGCTGGGGCGATGATCTGGTGGGCGAGGATAAGAAGACGCCCGTGCCCTACTCGGACAACCTGCGCGACCAGCTGGCGGGCAAGTCCTACGTCAGCGCCGCCGTTCTGCAGACCTACCTGAAGGCGGTTTCCAAGACGCGCGTGGGAAACTGAGGGATGCCGCCCGCCACTGGGCGGGCGGCGGCAAGCAGGCGGACTGGTCGCAGGCGGCCAAGGATGCCGAGGTGCTCGGCGCTCCGCCCGAGGCGGTCGCAGCGATCAGGGCGCGGGGCGGTGAACGGTGCGAGTTCGAGGTCTGGCCGGAGAACTGGCCCAGCCTGCAGGCCTTCCTCGCTTGCACCACGCAATGGAGGACGATCCCGATGGCCGGTGGTCAGGTCTACTATCAGGGGCTCGATTACGCGAGCGTGAGCGTAGCCCTGAGCGGTCGCGGGATCACCTCCGAGCCGCCGCTGTGGGCCGACCTGCAGGCGATGGAAGGCGCGGCGCGCAACCGGCTTAACGGCGTGATCGAGAGCGACTGATGGCACTGCAAACCAGCTTTATCCTGACGGGCGATGCCAGTGGGGCCGAACAGGCGCTGGACAAGTTCGACAGTGCCATGGACGGCGCGGAGAAGAACGCCGCCCAGCTCGCTCAGGCCTACGACAAGGTCGACAGGTCGATCGAGAAGGTGGCCGGGGCGCAGGCCCGCGCCAAGCAGCAGACTGATCAGACGCGCGCGGCCTACAAGGCGGGCGAGATCAGCCTGGAGCAGTACAACCGCGAGCTGCTGGAGACGAAGACCGCGCTCGGCCTGGTCGAGAAGGAGCACCGCGACACCGTCAACGCGCTGCGGGCATCGGACGAGGCGTTGAACAGATCCGGCGTAAGCGTGAGGCAGGCCCGCGCTGGCTATGTAAACTTCGGTCGCCAAATCCAGGACGTCGCCGTCATGGCGCAGATGCCGGGCGTCAACCTCGGTTCGATCATCGCCTTGCAGGGCGCACAGGTGGCCGATGCCGTTTCGCAGATGGGCGGGCGGTTCTCAGGGTTCGCGAGCTTCCTCGCCGGACCTTGGGGTGCGGCCGTTTTCGTCGGTGCCAGCATGCTGGCCAATCTCGTGGATGGCCTGTGGGAGGCGGAGGAAGCCGCAAAAGCAGCGGAGGTTGGCGCGGATGCGCTTGGTGCCGCGCAATCGGCCCTCGGCGGCATATTCGACCTCACCAGCGGCAGGATCAAAGCTCAGAACGAGCTGCTGATCGTCAATGCGCAGCTGACGGCAATGAATCTGCGCAAAGACGCGCTCGAAAAAGAGGCAAGTTCGCGCAGCACTTTGGCAGATGCGCAAACGGCCAATCCTAGCTTCTTCGAGCTGCAGGCCAACGACTTGCAGGGTGTTGCGTCGTCGAGCGGAAACAATGCAGCAAGTGTAAGGGGCATGCTGGAGCTGGTAGAAGCTGGCGTTTTGAGCAACCGGGCCGCGCTACGCCAGATCGAGAGCATGGACTTGAGCGGCACGGGCGTCAGCCGCACGGAGCTCGCGCAGGCAGTGGTCGACAAGCTTACGGCCGAGCGCAACCGAGAGATGGCTGATCTCATCGAACAGTCTCTCGAAAGCGGGCAGCTCGCACCTGAGCTTCGGCGTGAAGGGAATGCCCCACGCTCGCGGACCCGCTCTTCATCGAACGCCGCCGAGCGCGAACTCAAAAAGACCGCGGAATTTGGCAAGCGCGCCGCCGAACAGATCGCCCGGATCAACGAACGATTCGGTGAACAGCCGCAACTGCTGTCTCAGGCTGCACAGGCCACTCGCCAGCTCGACGACATCGTCGCCGACCTGAGCAAGCGCAAGCCCGAGGGCTTCGAGGGCATGATCGCCAGCGCCGGTGCTGCGCGCCAGGCGATCGAGCAAAGCCTGCTGCGCCCATTCAACGATTTGATCGAGGCCAGCCGACGGCAGGAAGATATCGGCGAGCTGATCCTTGCCGGGCGCGAGGACGAGGCGCGCGCGCTCGAACAGATCTACCAGCTGCAGGATCGGGTCGGACAAGTGACCGAGGATCAGCGGCGGGCGATCCTCGACAATGTCAGGGCCGAGCGCGAGCTCAACGAGGCGCTGGCGCAGCGGCAGGAGTTGATCGCCGCCTATTCGGGTAGCATCGGCACAGTTCGCAATGACCTTGAGGCGCTGCTCAGCGGCAAGGCGGGTGCGGGCGATTTCCTATCCTCGTTCAAGGACAACATTGCCGGGCTGCAGGGCAAGCTGCTGACCGAGCAGCTGTTCGGCCCGATGCTGCGCGAACTGGACGACTATGTGCGACAGAACACCGGCATCGCAACCGGCGTCGACATCATGCAGGCAGGCACCGAGAAGGCAGGCCAGGCCGCGACCGATCTGGCCGAGACGATGTCGGCCGCCTCGGCGCGGATCGATGGGCTGATCGGTGGCCGCGCCGCGAATGACAACAGCGGCGCACGCGGGAGCACCAGTACTGGCTTTGCCGCTGCATTCGCGCCCTTTGCGCGGAATGCTACGGCAAACACCCCCGATCGCGCGCAGCAGGAGACCGCCGACAACACCGACGAAATCGTCGTCAGCGCCCGCCGCCTGGAGCGCGGCGTCGCGGGGATCGATCCCGACGCCTTCCTCGACAAGCTGACGTTGGGGATGGCGAACACGCTGACCGATCAGCTCGACAATCTGTTCGGGGTCGAGTTCTTCGGCCAGCTCTCCGGCGCGTTCGCCGGAGCCATGAAGGGCTATTTCACGGGCGGCGAGACCGGCGCGGTGCTGGGCGGGGTCCAAGGCCTTCTCGATGGCGAGATCGGTGACAGCCTGTTCGGCGGTGCGTTGAACAAGTCGATTGCCGAAGGGCTGGCGAAGGGCCTTTCGGGCGCGAAGACCGGCTCTAACGTCGCGATGCTCAGCGACGCGCTGGGGCTTGGCGGCTCTCGCGAAGGCGCGCAGATCGGCGGCGCAATCGGTGGTATGACCGGCATTCCCGGCGGGGACATCATCGGCTCGATCCTCGGCAGCGTGGTGGGCAGCCTGTTCGGCAACGTCGACGATGCCAACCTCGGAGTGACCGGCATTGGCGGGCGCACCCAGGCACGCGGCGAGCTGCTTAGCAACGTACAAACGCTGGCGGACACGCTCGATGCCGGACTGCTCAAGGTCGCCGATGCACTGGGTGCCCAGATCGGGTCTTTCTCGGTCTCGATCGGCCAGCGCGAAGACTATTTCCGCGTCGGCAGCTCAGCCAGCTTCGACGCCGGGGCCAAGCGTCCCAGCGGTGCGCTTTACAACGGCACCGATCCGCAAGCTGCTCTTGCGGCCGCCTTTGCCGATGCGATCGGAGACGGCGCGATCACGGGCGTTTCGGAGGCGGTTCAGACGGCGCTGAAGTCCTCCAAGGATATCGAGGCCGGGCTCGAAGAGGCGCTGAAGGTTCGCGATATCGAGAAGTTGCTGGCCGGTCCGACCGACGCCCTCGCGCAGGCTCTTAGCGACTTCGAAAGTGTCGCCGCAGAGCGTCTTAGCATCGCCCGAAAATACGGCCTCGATGTCGTGGCGCTGGAGAAGCGCAATGCTGCCGACCGGCTGGCGCTGACCGATCAGCTGCTCGCTGGACAGGTCGGTTCCCTGCAGGACCTCATCACGCGGATGACCAGCGGGGACCTGTTCGAAGGCTCCGCTGTCGATCGGCGTGATGCCCTGCTGGGCGAGATCGATCTCGCCAAGGCGGCAGCGCAAGCCGGGCAGGATGGTGCAGCCGACCGGCTGGCCGAGCTGCTCGAACAGCTCAACCGGGTCTCGGAAGAGGTTTACGGAACGACGGGCGGCTTCGCCAACGACAACGCCTTCATTCTCGATAGTGCGCGTGACGTGATCGCTGCTGCCAATCAGCGGATCAGCGATGCGCAGAAGAGCAGCGACCCGGCACTGGCCACCACCAATGCCGCGCTGGACGAGAACAATGACCAGAACGCCCGCATGCTGGCCGAACAGAAGGCCATGAACGCCTGGCTGGAGCAGATCGCGCGGAATGGTGGCTCCGGCGATGATTACGCCGCGCTGGCACGGCTCGCGCGGACGTCCTGATGGGCGCGCCGCTTATCCTCATCGAAGCGAGCCCTCGCCGCGTATCTACCGGGGCGACCGAGACCGTGCGCCTGGCTGGTGGCGGCGGGATCAAACCGTACCATTACGGTGGCCATCATTGGCGCGCCGGGATCGCAAAGCTGCCCACGATCGTGACCGCGCTCGACTTCGAAAACGGCGAGTTCGGAACCGGCGCGGTGCCTGCGGCCAGCGAGGTGCGCTGGTCGCCGAGCAGCAAGGCCGACCTGGCGGAGATGGCCGCCTTTCTCTGGAAGGATGCCGCGATCACCATGCGGATCGGGCCGGAGCCGACCGAGGGTGAGCTGCCTCCCGTGGTGCTGACCGGCAAGGTGCTGGAGACGCCGATCGCCGATGGCGTGATGACGATCCAGTTCTCCGATCCGGCAGCCGACCTCAAGAAGCCGCTGCTGACCGATCGCTTCGCCGGTACTGGTGGGCTGGAAGGGCCAGCCGACTGGGCTGGCCGGATCAAGCAGCGGTCGCTCGGCGCGGTGTGGAACGTGCCGGGCGAGCCGCTCGATCCGGCGAATAACATCTGGTGTTTTGCCGATCCTTCCCGCCCTCTGCATGCCTTCGACGCCGTGCGCGACCGGGGCGCGGCAGCGGCGAGCCTGACCTTGCTCGGGTGGCAGGGCAGTGCTGAGGCGACGTTCGCGGCACTGCAGGCGGCTGAAGCGCCGCAGGGCGGCGGTGTCGTCGCCCCGAGTATCGCCTGCGTAAAGTGGTGGTCGGCCCATGCCCGCGCCATCACGGCCGATATCAGGGGCGAGGTCGGGTCGGGCTATGTCGAGACCAGCGCCGAGCTTGCCGAGCGCATCGTTGCCGCTGCAGGAGGCCCGGCCTTCACTGCCGGAAACGTGGCGCAAGCGACCATCCTGCGGCCTGCACCGGCCGGATGGCTGCTGAAGGACGAGACCGTCACCGCAGCGTCCGTGCTCGATCAGTTGCTGGGCAATGTGTCGCTGCTGTGGGTGATCGAGGCGGCAGGCACGATTTCCATTCGCGAGTGGGCCTGGGGCGCACCTGTCGCCAGTGCGCGGATCGTGAAGGCCAGCCGCGTTGCCAGCTTCAGCCCGATGGGCACACGCCGCCTCGGCTATCGGCGCAACGAGTTGGTGATGCCGCGCAGCAGCCTGGCTGCGATCGTGCTCTATGGCGACGGCACGCCGATCGAGGATCTGAAACCGGCTCAGCCGGGCGCGGACGTGACGGGCGACAATACGTCGAAAGACACGGAAAATGTGAACGGCGTACCCGCCAGCCAGGTGGCGCAGGCCGTAAGCGACCTTGCTGATTTGCAGGCCGACGTGACAGCGGCCGAGATTGCCGTCGCTGCGGCCGAAGCGCAAATCGCCGATCTCTTCGCAACCTACGGCGATACGGCGGGAGCGGCCGAGAGTGCGGCGTTGGCTGCCTCGCATGCTGGAGACGCCGCTGCCAGCGCGACGGTTGCATCCACCCAGCAGGTGATTGCCACCGATGCAGCCGCAGCCGCGCTCGATTCGTACAATCTGACCGCAAGCATTGTCGCCGACCAGTCCGATACGATCGGCACCCTCAGCGCCAGCGTATCGTCACAGGCGTCGGCCCTCGCCACGCTCGAAACATCCTTCGCCTCGCTCAACACGACGGTCGCCTCACATGGCGTGTCGATCTCGCAGCAGACAACCGCGATCACCACCCTCAATGGGAACGTGGCGACCCTCTTTGGCCGCTGGAGTGTGACCGTCAACGTCAACGGCCATGTCACCGGGGTCGCGCTCAACAACAATGGGCAGACCGGGGCATTTGCCGTGCTTGCCGACGTCTTCAGCGTCACCAGCCCCAGCGGCGGCTACGGCCTGACATGGGTTGGCGGCATTCTCTGGAATCGGGGCCCCAGCAACAGCGTGCTGATGGGGCATAACTTCGGCACTTCCAACGACCTGCTGCTCTGGGCCGGACCGACCCCGTCCAGCCCGGCAAACGTGTCGAAGGGCTCCGGGGTCTTCTGGGTAGACAAGAACGGCAGCGCGCAATTCGGGGGAAGCCTGCCGCCGGGATCGGTGGGCAATAACGAACTGGCCAACGGTGCGATCACGGGTGTCAAAATCGGCAACCTTGAGGTGACGAACGCCAAGATCGGAAACCTGCAAGTCGGGACAAGCAAGATCGGGTTCGATGCGGTCACTAAGATCAACTACGTCGAAACCGGCCTTATCTATATCAACAACAACGTGCAGGTAACGATCGCCTCGCTCACCGTCACCAAAGATGAGGCTGACAGCGTTCTCAAGATAACGGTGCATTCCAATGCGCGGCTGCAGGATAACGCCCGCCGAACCAATTACATTTACGTTGGTGGCACAGTGGTCTGGTCAAGCACGACCTGGCCCGCAGGCGACGACACAACCTGGTCAACCGAAGCCTACAAGGCCGTCGTCGCCGGGCTCTCTGCCGGTTCTCACACGATCTCGTTCAGGACGACGCTTTTCAACGGAGCGACGACCAATTTTTCCCACATGAGCAACACCATTCTCGAGGTCGAGGAACGCAAAAG